TGTTTGTGTTGAGCCTGATCATAAAGACTTTACTTACATCATCTCAATATACAAAAATGATCAGTATCCTACAGGCACGCTAATACTCTCTAAGTATCTTCCCTATGATTACCCGGATATGTATGTATGCATAAGCAGCAGATACCTAACTGTACGGATGTACACAAGTCCTATACATAGGCGTAATGGCTATTGGGTTTTATTTGGAGCGTTTCTTAAATCTTTTTTTGCCACACACTTTGGTGTTGAGTTAGAAGCTCCACCTGATCGAAGTAAACTAGCCGATAGGATCTATGCTAGGGCTAGAAAAGTAGCGGGGCAAACATTTGCTACCCCTACGCTTAAAGGTGGGCGTATTGACCAAGATGAGATGGAACCCCCTAGAGACCCAGCCTTCCCCCTAATATGGTTTGGACAAAGAATTGGCGGGTTTAATGAATAAGCACGAACGTCTCTTAAGCGTATTAACTAGGCCGGTAAAAATATTTTCTTCAAGCGTACCTATGGTTGAAGATTTTTCAATTAACTATGCTCATAGAGAAATCAAAAAGCTGTTAGAAGATTCCTGCAGCTACTATGATTTGAGTCGGACCCACTCAACTTTCTATCTATCATCTGAGTTAATAAGCGGGGTTCGAACAGATGTTTGGTACGACACCGGAGGCGTTAGGATCCCTTGTTTTTCTGGAGTGGTCATAGTAAGTGCCGAAGAAGGTAGCTTTATAACTGTAGGCGGGGTGTCAAACCTATTGGCTGCAGGTGACATTTATCTTTGGGAGGCAGGAAAAAAGATTACCTATAGTCATGAAAAGACGGTTATGCTAGGATTCAATATAGCCCCAAAATCGATGCTTAAAAATCAAGACCTAAGTATGTGGTCAGAAATCTAGGAGAATAATATGGCTGAAGATAACCTATCCCTGTGGCAACAATACAAGAAGAATTTAGGTACTACCCGACCTTGGGATCTTCTAGATAAGAACGTGCCACGCACTACAGATGAGGTTGCTAAGAAGCGCCTAGAGATGTGCAACGGATGCGCTCACCTAACTAAGCTAACCCAACAATGCAAGAAGTGCGGATGTTTTATGCACCTTAAGGTAAAGCTTGCACCTGCCGAATGCCCTATTGGTAAGTGGAATAAGGTAGAAGAAGTTAAGGGACCAGAGAGTGAATAAGGTTATTCAAGACCTACTTTCAGAACGAGATTTTGAGTACCTACAAAAGTACGCATTAGAACATCACGAAGCTCTAAAGAAAGCTAGGCCACCTTATGAGTCTGGCTACGGAGTTCTTCAACTAAAAGACACCCCCGAGCTTCGCATGCTCCACGAAAAGCTTTTACCTGTAGCTAGAAAAATGTTTATGAATGAGGCTTTAATACCTAATTGGCAGCACCTAGATATCTACGCTGGACCTCAACCAACACAAACTCCTAAAAGCTTTTCTGAGGACGCTGACTACGTAATAAGTATTGTTGCGTATCAACACTTGGGTTGGGAGACTACAGTTGGGGGTCAAACCTTAGATCTAGTAGAGAATGAGGGCCTATTCTTTAGTGCTGATCAGGCATTTGTACGCTCAGAGTTTCCAGACCCGTTTAATAACGTACTGGCTAACGCTTTCTTTTTCTTCATTCAGCCTTAAAATGTAGAAATGCGTGGAGACCAAGTACAAGGCAGATTTACTGTAGCCTCTGAAAAAGAGTCTATTAAGTTAGGCGTAACCAAGGACATGGTCCGTACCGTTGGTATGGACGTTGAGTGGTGGGCCTGGGATCCAGTGGCTAGCCAAGTAGACCCAATCTATGATGTGGGATCTTCTACTGTTGGCCGACGTTGGAAAAAACAAAGCACTATTCCCGTTGTATCTGCAAAGCTTGAGCAAGGCACTATGCAGCGCAACGAACGCGGTCTCTATACCGTTGACCAGTTACGCCTTACCTTTAACGTAGATGTAATTAGAAACAGCATCTCTAAGCTTAGGGGAACCACAACTACAGATGATGATTATTTTAGCCAGGATCCAGATCGCTATCTAAGAGACCGGGTTGTCTTTAGAAGTACGGTTTGGTCACCAGCTAAGTTCTTACCTCGTGGACTTATGGGAAATGATTACACCCTAATTAGTCTAGACTTAAACCAGGTAAACGCGGAAGAGTTGGTCAACGACCCACAATTCCTACAGTACGCAAACTACAATCCGTTTATTCCAGGAGTCTAATTATGGCTAAAACAATTAAAGCTGGTGGGACTAAGCACACCATCAAGAAAAACAAAAAGGGAGACATAATTGTCGACCATGCTGATAGCGCAAAGCTTGATAACTACGATAAAATTAACCTAACCAAAAAAGCCGGGGTTAAGACCGTCAAAGAAGGTGTCAAGGCAACTAAAAACTGGCATAAAGGTATCGATCACAAAAAGAAAGGCAAGTAATGGCTAAGAATCCTTGTTGGGACGGATACGTTCAGGTAGGTATGAAGACCAAGAACGGCCAGAAGGTGCCAAACTGTGTACCTGAAGGTAAAGGCAAAGACAAAGTTCCAGCTCCTAAGAAAGGTAAGAAATAATGTGCGCAGCATGTGGATGTGGTAAGAAAAAGGGCGAACCAGGTTTTGGTAAAGGCCCAAAGACAAAGAAGACTGCAAAGAAGATGTCCCCTAAGCAAAAGAAACTTGATATGGACAAAGACGGCAAGCTAGAAGGATCTGACTTCGCTGCCCTACGAAAGAAGAAGAAGTAATGTGCGCTACCTGTGGCTGTGGTAAGCCAAAAGACAAGCATGGCATGAAGACTCTAAAAGCAGCAAATAAGAAATTTGATAAAAAGACGACTTCTGCAAAAGGCAAGAAGTCTTCTATGGTAAGAAAGAAAGGCATGTAAATATGTCATTTATAGAAGAATCAAATTGTGACACCTGTAGAACTTGGATTGTACCTACTGAGGCGGGATGCCCAACTTGCGGCAAAAATAAGGTGGGCCAAGAAAAACTAGCAGAAATTATAAGTAGTATGGAAGCCCATGGCTGAGGATCGAAAGATGGACGCCAAGATCATTAAAAAGATTAAAAAGAAGTAAATGATTAGCCCCCGAAAGGGGGCTTTTTCATTTACTCTTGTTCTTGACGCCGGAGTAATCCGGACCCTGCAGCTTGACCCCGCATCTTCTCTTGGAGGATTCTGATGATTTACTTACTTGACCGTTTGGCACGCGAAGAAAGCGAAGCCGACCGAGAACAATTCGTACGCGGAGTACTTGGCTTAGACAAGTTTCATGCTAGCTCTATGGTAGCTGGCTGGATTGCAGGAAGTCTAACTGCTAAGACAATCGCGAGACGTAAGTGATCACAGGACTATTAGCTAAATCTCTCTATGAAGGTGCCGAGTTTGACTCCACGGTACTAACTAGTCGTCTTAGAACTTTTTGCCGTATAAACGGCTGGCCTGAAGATGTGTGGACTCAAATGTCTATCCGTCAAGAAGATGGTGAGTACACCATTTATTATCCCCCACAGCTTTCCGCTAAAGTAAGCTTTTTAGAGTATGGGGATCAAGATACCCCTCCTTCTGCGGTGCTTAGAAGTTTTTTAACTAACTACATTGAGACTGATGCTTTTGCAACAGGTATTTCCCGCAGCCTTAAAGGGATGGGGGTTATCTAATGCCAATTATTATTAATGAAGATAAAGCTATAAAGGCAGCTCTTGCAGGACTAAAAGTTTCTGATAGTGCAAACGCTCAACGCCCTGTAGGCGTTTGGTACGGCCAACCTGATATGGAAATTAGAGATCAGGTCTACCCATATATCACTATTGACTTTATTGGTTACTCTGAAGATTTTGAAAGAGCACACCGAGGACTGATTACTATGCCTTACTACTTTGAAGGTAGTGACCCAGGAACTGTTAATCCAGATGGTTCTGGAACAAAGCAGTACCGAACAGAATATCCAATCCCTGTAAATCTTGATTATCAAGTTACTACCTATGCACGTCAGCCAAGGCATGACCGTGCAATCTTGGCCGCAATGTTAACTGGTCAAGTTCTTCCACTACGCGGTGGACACCTAGTTATTCCAGAAGATCAAACTGTTCGTCGTGTTGATTTTCTTGGGATGTCAAAAAAGGATACGACGGATCAAAACGGTAAAAGACTATTCTCTAACGTGTTTAACTTACGCGTTAGTGCCGAAATCTTGCCTACAGTTCTTGCTCAGAAGTACCCAGTACAAACACCACCTCTAATATCGCTCAACAACCAGTCCACCCCGTTTTCTACAATACAGATATAACCAGGAACCCAGAGACAATAACTCAAACCTAAGGAGTAATAAAAATGACAACTTACAGCAGACCGGGAGTCTTCATCAATGAAGTCCCTTTGCCTCAGCAAGTTGAATTAGCAAACAACGGACAGGCTCGTGGAGCGTTCCTAGGTGCATTTGCACAGGGTCCTACAGCAGAACCAGTTCTAATCCAAAGTTGGTATGACTTTGGAAAAACATTTGGCAGCCTCTCAGATAGCTACCCAGCTACTTGGGCTGTTTATTCATTCTTTGCCAATGGTGGCCGCAGCGCTTACATTAAGCGTGTTACAGGTTCTGGAGCTACAGCAGCTACAGTAACTCTTCGTGACCGTGCAGCTACACCACTAAGCACACTTCGAGTAACAGCAAAAAGCGCTGGTGCTTGGGGCAACGCATTAAAAGCAGAAGTTAGAGCATCTTCTACTACTACTTTTAATCTAATCATTTCTGATGCAAACGGCATCTTGGAACAGTTTACTGATCTAAGCATGTCCACAACAAACAGCCGTTACTGCGTAGCTTACGTAAACTCAGCTTCATACTACGTAACTCTTACCAACCTAACTAGTGGTACAGCAGCTCCAGATAACCAACCAGAAATTGCAGGACAAAAGACTTTTAGCTCAGGAGCAGACGGAACAGCGCCTACCCGTGCTAACTACCAGACTGCACTGTCTACTTTTGACGCAATCACTAACCCACTTCTTCTAATCAATGGAGATGCATCATATGCATTTGCATCAGGTGGAGAAACTAATGCTCGCGCTGCAAAAGTACTTCTAGACACAGACGTAACTGCATATGCAGATGCTCGTGGAGACGTATTTGCTTTAATTGATCCTCCTGCAGGTTCAACACCAGCAGAAGCTATTACCTACGCAATCGATGGTTGCGGAGCGGTAGATGGCGGCAACGCAGCTATTTACTACCCATGGGTAGTAATTCCAGACCTACTAAAGTCTGCACCTGGTGCAACTCGAGTAGTAGGACCAGCAGCAATTGCTGCAGGAAAGTACCTAGAGACTGACGCATCTCGTGGAGTATTTAAGACCCCAGCAGGTTTTGGTACAAAAATTAACAGCGCAGTAGCTCTAGAACGATCATTGACAAACGCAGAGCTAGACTCCCTTAATGCAGCATCTAAGCCAGTAAACGCTATTCGTAACGTTCCTGGTGGCGGCATTGTAATTATGGGTGGCCGTACCCTAAATAACTCAACAGGTGAGCGTTACATTAACGTACGCCGCTCAATGATTTATTTAAAGAAAGAGTTGACTGATCGCAGCAGCTTTGCTGTGTTTGAGAACAACAGTGAAATTCTATGGAATCAAATTAGAACTTCACTAAGCAACTTCCTCCGTAACTACTGGTCACAAGGTGGACTAAGAGGACAAACTCCAGAGCAAGCATTTTACGTAAGATGCGATGCTTCAAACAATACCCCTACAGATATCCTTGCTGGCCGAGTAAACATCGAAGTCGGTGTGGCCGTAGAATATCCTGCAGAGTTCATCGTGATTAGCATCGGGCAAATCACTGGAAACGCTTCCGCGTAGTCAAGGAAAGGATAAAAGATAATGTCAGATAAACCCGCTTTTACTAACGTGTTAAGTACTTTAGCTACCGATCCAGTTCGTAATTTTCGGTTTCTTGTAGAGTTCTTACCAACAGCAGATGCAGCAACGCCTGAATTTGCGTTTAGTACATCAATGGGATTTACCTCAGTATCAGGCCTAACCGTCTCTACTGAAGCAATCCAATACCGTGAAGGTGGATACAACACCACTGTTCACCAATTGCCTGGTCAAACCTCATTTAGCCCAATTACACTCAGCAAGGGTGTAATTCTAAATGCGACATCAAACCCAAGTAGTCAGCTAGACTGGATGAAGCGTTTGTTCTCAGTTCTAAGTGGCGGAGCTAAGGCTGGAATCGGAGCGGATTTCCGTTGCGACCTAGACATCTCTGTTCTTAGCCATCCAAATGCTGCTGGACTAAGTGGAGAAGATAAGACTCTTGCAAAGCCTAATCAGAACCCACACGTAGCTATTCGTTTCCGTGTGTACAACGCGTGGATCACAAACCTTTCATACAGCAACCTAGATGCTGGTGGAAATAGCTTGATGGTCGAAGAAATGACGCTAGTGCACGAAGGCTGGGATGCAAAGTATGCATCAGCGTTAACTACAGCTGGAAGCGCAGCTAAGTTCGTATAACATCTAAGAAAAGGAATACAACATGTCTACAACTATTAAAGCAGCAGAAAACCCACAATTGGCGAATCAATTACTAGAAGATGTTAATAAGATTGTTAATCAGGAAGTGATGGGGTCAGTACCAGAAGTGGTAATCCCATCACTTCCTGATACAACAGTTACGCTAGCTGCGGGTCTTATAGACCCGTTTGAAAACACCGTTTCTACAACAGCTGAAGTTAGAGAGCTAAACGGAGCAGATGAAGAAGCAATTGCTAAATTATCTGATCCAGGTAAGGCTCTTTTGGCTATTCTAGAACGAGCAACAGTATCTATTGGAGATCAACCAGCTACAAAGCAACTTCTAGGTTCCTTGCTTGCAGGGGATAGAGAAGCTTTGCTTCTAGCTATTAGAAAAGCAACTTTTGGTTCAGAAGTAGAAGTCAGCACAGTTTGCGACAAATGTCCAGAACTACAGACTTTTAAAATTGATCTAAACAAAGATGTTGAAGTAAAGAACTTGGACGATCCTATTCGGGATCGCAGATTTACTGTAGAACTAAAGGCTGGACTTGCAAAAGTTAACCTACCTACAGGAGATGTTCAAACTCAAATTATTAACGCTACAGACAAAAACTCTGCAGAGTTAGACACGATGCTGTTAGCCGCGTGCGTAACAGAGATTGGTGATCAGCCAGTTCTAAGCCCTAACCGTATTAGAACTCTTGGCATAACAGACCGCAGACTTCTTCTAGACGAAATTGCACAACGAAACCCTGGA